CGCTGCCTATCCCAGATCGATACGCTCGCGGCGTTTACGATGGCAGCGTCGAAGTCGCCGTGGCTCTTATTGCACGGCGCAGCGCAAATTTCACCCGCCTCGCGGATTGTGGGCTGCACTTCACAGCCTACAAGCCGGAGTAGATCCTTACACCACGACACGCAAGGTGTTCGCGGTGGGTGCGCGGGTGAGGGAGGTGTTCAAGACTGTGGTTTCGCATCCTGCTGCGAAGGGTGCGAAGGTTCAGATCCAGAATCGAGCAAATCGCAGATGTCGGATGTTCCAGCGTCTCCCATACGGTGCTGTGCGGGGTTGCGCCCCGCTCTGTATGGATGCCAATGACCCGGAGACCATCCGAGATGGTTTCTGCAACAGGCTGATGCGTCAACTGCCCGAGCCCGATTCAGAGGTGCTTGAGCAGTTCGCTCAGTTTGTGCAGGAACAGTTGTGTTCTGTGCCTCGCGTCGACCTTAGCCGGGTTGACTTTTGGGCATGGGTGGACTCCCGAAGCCAGTATAATGAAGTCCGGAAACAGCAACTCCGCGACTCGTACGAGGCGTTAAAGGGAGGTCCGCCCAACCGCAGGCAATGCAGACACATCGACTCGTTTGTCAAGCACGAGTCGTACCCCGGCTGGAAACGAGCTCGGATGATAAACTCAAGGTCGGACGCCTTCAAGGCTTGGGCCGGCCCCTACATCAGTGCAGTCGAAGATGTGGTTTATCATCACTTTCCTGAGTTCATCAAGCACACACCTGTGCCTGACCGGCCCAATTTGATACGCCAGTTGCGGCAACCGGGAATGAAGTACTATTCCACCGATTACACAGCATTTGAATCTCATTTTGTCCCAGAGTTCCAGGAAATCTGTGAAAATCGGTTGTTCCGTCATTGTCTTCGAGGGTTCTCTGGAATCGATCTGATCTGTCAGACGAATAGTGGACCCAATGAAATGCGGACACGGACTGGCGTGCGGGCCCGTGTGAACGGGCGGCGCATGAGCGGGGACCTGTGGACCTCCTTGGGCAACGGCTTCACCAACCTGATGGTGGCCAGATTTGTTGCCGCCCGTAAGGGAGGTTCTCTCCACGGCTTCGTGGAGGGGGATGACGGCATTTTCGCATCCTCAGTTCCCCTGGAAGCCAAGG